ATGTTGTGAATACCTGTCACGTATCCTACTTTTGACCCACTTCCTGAGCCACGTCCATCACTTATTAGCTCTCCACGCTTGAGGGCAGATTGGATATAATCTTGTACGATTAGAAAGTAATCAGAATATCCTTCTTCATCAATCACATCAATCTCTTTTTGCACGTCTTTCATGAAAGCTTTATCAGTAATTAACTTCTTTTCACGCGCTCCATCAAGTGTTTTCTCCACGAGTAGTTCACGTGCAGTAGAACCGTCTGGTACGTCATAGAATTTAGGTAAATACTTACCTGGCTTAATACGTGCTGTACACTTGTCTGCTATTTCTTGCGTATTAGCAAGTGCTTCTTTAACAATATCCGCATCAAGTAAGTTAAAGGTTTCCACCATTTCTTCTTCTGATTTGAGCCAAAAGTTATGATCAGGAAACTTAAAACGCTGTTCATCACTCATTTTCTTATTGAGTTGTAAGGCAAGTAACACTTCATGTGGAAACTGATCAGTCTCTAAGCAATAATGCACGTCATTTGTACCAACTAACTTAATTCCTAACTGTTCCGCAATTCGGATACCACCCATATTTGCCACGTGCTGTTCAGGTATGTCATTAGGTTGAATTTCAATGTAGAAATCCTCCTTAAACAAGTCCTTAAACTGCTTTGCCCAAGACTTTGCACCCATGTAATCACCTTTTAACAGGTATTGATTAAATGGAGAGCCTAAACATGCACTGGTGACAATCAGCCCTTCACTAAATTGTTTTAAGATGTTAAAGTCAATTCTTGGCTTATAGTAAAAGTTGTACACGTGGGCATACTCTTGCATCTTATAGATGTTACGTAAGCCTACGTCGTTCTTTGCTAGAATAAGCAAATGTCCATTCTTACTATCAATTTCACGTTTGTAGTAAAATTCGCAACCAAGTATGACCTTAATACCAATTTCATCCCCAATTTGTTGTGCTTCATAAAGACCGCTTGTTGTTCCGTGATCAGTGATTGCAACAAATGTTTGCCCTAGTGCTTTCGCTGTTTCTAAGAGTTCACGTATCTTTCCCATTCCATCTAGCGTTGAGTGTTCCGAGTGTAGATGAATGTGTCCAAATCCCATTAGCTCAACCTCAGCGTGCTCTCTTTATTTTCAATGGCGTAATCAATCGCCTCTTTAATGAGAGCAACTTCTTTCTGATCAGTGTTTTCATTGATCTTTAACGTTTTCCCGTTCACACGTTCTACCCATAGCTGATATAATCCATCACGTTCATGAATGTTACATCCTATGATTTGATGACTTGCTTCCCCGATAACTAACCATAACATATAGTTATTCCCCTTTTCTATTCGTTCTCTAATTTTATTATAAGTCTTTTTAAATACCATTGTGCTTTTTTTAAGTCTTCTAGTGGATTGACTTTATCCTTAAATCGCAACACATATCTCAACACTTGTCCCTCAAGGTATCCATTATATCCTTCTGTTGTTGTAGTGTCTTCTATCACATCAATAACTTCAATTTTACGATTAGTGTAATGCGGTGGACTATTCACCATATCAACTGTTTGTTTCTCTGCTTCTACTTCTAAGAGCTTCCAATGTTCATCTTCGATTGGGTCATTTTGTTCAACTGCTTTACTATGATGATATGGCACTTCTTTCATGTTAGGTTCCGGTTCATATTCTTCAGGTTTGTAATCCATTAACATTCTCATATTCGCCTCCTCATTTCATAGTTTAGTTTAAGTTGGTTTCTATCAATATTTTCTGGGTCTTCACCAATATTAAAGACAACACTCTCCATGTTCGCCTTGTAGCGGAACATTTCAATCGCCTTTTGTGTGGCAAGTACTCCTGCTTCATCTCCGTCAAATGAGAAAACTAAATCTGCTCCTGTTCGCATCAATAACTTATACTGTTGATCAGTTATATGTGCACCAAATGTGCATACCGCAGGAACTCCTATTTCATAATATGCCCATACATCAGGAATACCTTCTACAATCACGAAGCGTGTCTCATGCACGACGTTATCGTAGTTGTAGAGAATATCCTTTGTTTCAATACTCACTGGTTGATGTGACCACTTAGGTATGTCTTGTGACCTTACCCTTCGTAGACTCATGCCAATTTGTATACCATCCTGATAAATAGGAAAAACTAGTCTGTTCTTTAACTTGTAGAGATCACCATTACGTTTGGCAAGAGTGACCTCACTTACATACCCAAGTTCAAAGTGATGTAAAGTTTCCCTCTCAAATGATCGAAACTTGGTTACTTCTTTAATTTCTTCATTGATGTGAAACTCATTCACTGTCTTCTTCTTGCGTGCTCGCATCGTTTTCATGAATAGCTTTAACTCTTTTAAGTGCGAGTCATTGCGTTCTGTGATGCGTAGGTTTTCAATGTCAACACCAAAGAAGTCAGCTACCTTTCTTACTGCTTCTGGAAAGGTGCATCCTTCCATGTGCTGAACAAGTGTAAACGCGTCACCACCTCCACAAGCACCTGTATGGCAATAAAATAGACCATTATCCTGATTGGCAACAAATGAGGTGGGATTATTCCCATCATGAAGCTTGCAACAAGAACGTATCATGTTACCTTCATGGCTCATCCTGCTAAATTCATAATGTTCCATGAGAGCGCCAATATCAATGTGCTCTTGCAAAAGTGTGATTGCGTCCATTACGTGTTCACCAACTCCACTTCTTTTTCTGATAAATCAAAGTCTAATCCATAAAGACGTATTGGGAAATGTCCTCCATATATATGTTGTATACTGTAGATATGATCATGTTTATTCTTATTAAGCATATTACGTTCATGCTCACTAAGTGGTTTTTCCCCTTGTGTGATTAAGACATAATCCCAATTGATTTTTACGTTATCTCCTACTTTAAACATGTTATCACCTACAATTCAAATGTTTCAACAGGTTCAATCTTTACTTCTGTGGCTTTGTAGCCTAAGATACGAATAGCTTGAAGCAACTTGTCTACGCTTACTTCACCTTTTTGAATAAATTCAATTGCTTCCTCAATAACCGTAACTTCCGCATCAGTCTTAACAAAATACTTATCTTGATTAACCGCATCTTCATATTGACCATTGATATTAAATTGGTATGTTTTCATTAGAAATCTCTCCTTTTAGTTTAGATTAAGTTTACTTAATTCTGTGTTTGCATTGTACATTGCGCTAATCACGTCTTTTGCGTATCCGTGCGCTATACTAAATACACCTTCTTTTGTAGTAAGTGTTATATTCCAGTAGTGTTTCATACTGTCTTGATGTATTTCTGGTTGTAGACTTACGTGTAAGTCATATTTTTTCATTGGTTTCCCCTCCCCTATGCTTCTTCCTGCCTTAGTATTGGTTTGTTAAACATGATATTAATTGGGTCGCAATCTGACTGTCCGTTTCGTTGAAACTTAATAAACAACTGTTGGTTTCCATTTTGAAACCCATCCTTAGCAATGCGTTCATCAGTCTTGTTGTACAAGAAGATTAACTTTGATGCGAGTTGTAAGATACGATAACTACCTCCAATGTCTGCTTCACTTGGTGACTCAGTCTTTATGTCACTTCTATTCGTCTGACACGCACTAAACACGGGTATTTTAAGTATTCCTGCCAAGTCTTTAAGCCCTGACGTGAAGAAACCTAACTTTTGATACTCTTGTGCATCCTTAAATGACCCTTGATTAGAAGGTATTTTAATGTAGTCAAAGAATAGTGCGACAATGCCAAATTGCATCTGAAACTTCTTCACGAGCGCATTGACCTTTTCAATCGTAAACTGAGGCATGTAAATATGATAGTAATTCCCCAAGTTTAACTTTTGTCGTGCTAGTTTTAGTTTAGCGTTCTTATCAATCGCTGTCCCGTTAACTGTGTCCATCACGTACATTCCACTCACAATCTCATCATGTGGAATACCTGTCATATTTGATAATATCCTATCTTCCTGCTCACGTGAGTTCATCTCTGTATCAATATAAAGAACAGGCAATGCATCATGTATGCCTAACTTGGTTGCCCAATTAGTGAGCGTAACACTCTTACCTGTCTTACTTGGTGCGCATACAATGATTAGATCACCTGCTTGTGCTCCGTTTGTTAGTCTGTCATACTCTGCCCATCCTATTTCAAGTCCTGGTACAGTTGACGGGTTTTCCGCACGTTGCTCAAGTACTACTTCAGTGTTTTCACCCATTTTGTACACATCATCATGACTAGAAGAGTTCACATTTAAGTCCATGATCTTTTGTTCTGCATACCCGACAATTTCAGACGGGTTTAACACATCTGCTTTGTTTGATAAGACGAACTCTTTCACATCATTTGCTATTTCATACATCATTTTACGTGTGTATCCTTGTTTGATCTTCTCAATGAAAATACCTAAGTTATCCCTTGGAATATTAGCTTCTTCAAGTAGCATCAAGTAATCTAGTCCTCCTAGTTGGTTTACGCTATCTTTAGCTTCACCATTACTGAGTACTTCCATTATAGCCATCGGTGTAGGTTTTATCTTCTTTGAGAAGAGATATAGTATCGACATGAAAATAGACCGATGCCCACGTACACCAAAGTGTTCCGGGAATATGTCTTCACTCTCCACATCAATGACTGCATCACTATTTTTCAAACATATCGAGATTAAATTTCTTTCTGAGCCTGCATTCAGAATTAATTCGTTTTGCTCTTTCTCTATTTCTTTCCCTCGACTCATGATCAATGATCACCTCACTTCTCTCAGAATTAATCTTTGATGCGAGTTGATCAATTTCATGTGTCACACCTTCATCAACAACCTCCTCGTGCATTTCACGTAGAACGTCATTAATACATGTCCCCACGTAACCTAGTGAATACATTTCTGTTTTCTTCTTATCAATGATATAATCTATCACATCAAGAATTTCCTTCTTCTTGTATCCACTTGTTAAGATTATTTTTGCTTGGTTAATGGTTTTCCCTATGATTTGTGGTGTTGCACGTTGCTCAATAGCCTTTAAAAAGTGTAACGCAATATCCTTCGCATCAGTTCCATTTGCTATTGGGCTCATAGTAGTACGTGGTAGACACCTTTACTATGCACGTTGATAAAGTTCTTCATTTCAAGTGCTTGTAAGGCGAATGTAATTGCTCCACCACTTGTTTTGTAACCCATTAACTCAGCAATTCGTTTATTGGTTGATGTGGTAATCATGTGTTCATTTGCGAGTACGAGCATTGCTCCTAACACCTTCTTCTCAATAACTCCTAGACTACTAGTTTCCATACACATTCCCCCATGTGTTATACTACGCCCCGTAGGGCGCACATTACTTGACTTCGATTTCTTCCTCTTTGTTGTCATCAGTTCCTTCTGTCATGATTTCAACCCATGCATCTAAATAGCCCTGTGGTGAGTCAGCTTTCACATTTAGCAGTTTTAGAATTTGCTCAGGCGGATTAGGCTTAAAATACTCATCTAAATCACGTTTTCCTTTGATCATTTCCTTATCTGCATCTGTCAATGGTATTTTTGCGTCAATATCCACGCGGTAGGTCGTATCATCTTTCCCTGTTCCACGTCTTTTTACCTTTAAATCCACATCAGTTAATGATCTTCCTTCCTCTTTTAAATCATTCATCAGGTCACGAATATCCTCAAAGAACGTTATACCTTGTTCCATGATTTCAAGTTGATTAGTGTCACGATTAATGATACTTATTGCAAATCGTTTTGCCATTGAATACGTGTAAGGCTCACCATTTGCTTTTTGTTGACGTCGTTGGTGTCACGATTAATGATACTTATTGCAAATCGTTTTGCCATTGAATACGTGTAAGGCTCACCATTTGCTTTTTGTTGACGTCGTAACTCTCTAATCGGGTTATCTTTCCCCGGACAGTTTACCGAACGTCTAAATTGTGGCATCCAGTTGACCCATCTAATGTGTGGTGCTTCATCAATGATGCGAATGTGTGTAACCCCAACTGGAAACTTCGTAAAGTTTGTTTTTTCCCCAGCTCCTCCACTTTTACCTTGGTCAAAATCCCATCCTGTACTCATATTACTTGTCTCCTTTCAGTGCAACACGTAGATGTGGTGTATTTGCAAATAACTGCTCTACGATGTTCAGCAATTCCTCTTGATTTCGTTCTTCTTCTTCTTGTTCTTCCACATTGGCAAATGCAATTTGGTATTGCAGTTCTGCTACAAATAGGTTAAAGATGTTTAAGATTTGTAGGGCTGTTTTCCCACCTCCATTACGTCTAATTGCATCAGTAATTACAAAATCCATGTGCTCAAGTGTATCTTTACATCCTTCTTCATACGTGTGTTCTGTCATTCACTCATCCCCTTAGTTTGTTTGTACAATTGTAAAAACGGACTCTTATCAATCCCATCAA